TTGGTCGTACCACAGGCATCTGTTGTTAGGCTGGCAAGCAAATTGGCCGTCTTCTAGCTTGATCCAGTTAAACGACTTGTGTTCTTCAGCTTGCTCTGTGAAACCCGTGTCCACTTCCATGCCATCGGCGCAAAAGTCTACTGTAAACATGTATTTGCCAAAGTGCCATTGCTTATCTTTGCCAAGAAACTTAACACCCAAATTGCGTAGCCCGATCTTTTCAACAATGGTAAACTTGTAACCCATGCAGTCCCAAAGCTGGAGCGTGTCAATAGGCAAGTCGCTAGCGCCCTCTTTCCACACATAAGCATGGATGGGCAGCTTGTCGTAAAGCGCTCCATAGTTAGGTAACAGCGACTCTATGCGGAACACTTGGCCGCGCAGGGCTTTGAGGCTGACCCAGATAGCAGGCTCTAACTCGCCGTGCCCTTTGGTAAAGTTGTACAAAAATTCACGTTTGACAAAACACTTGACCGGCGGCAAAGACGCAACTATGTAGCTCATTAAATCTCCTTTACTCCAACATCAACACCCGCATTGGCTGCGTAAACCTTGGTTACATAAGCATCCACGATTTGCGTGTCATCCATGTAAACAATCCCGTTCATGGCATCACAAATAGATTTCGCCACGTTGTCCCAATCTGGCTTTTTTGTAGGGCGCTCCAAACCGCTTAAACAGGCTTCTGTTCGCTTTTTTGAGTACGACTTAGGCACTGCCAGCTTAATGTAGATATAAACCGCCACAGCGCCCTTTAGCGGGTCTAGGTCTACCATTGCAATGTTGGCGTAAAACTTCACCAAGTCTTCGTAACTGGCGGTCTTTTTGTCTGTGTAAGTTTGCACAAAGTTGCCGCGCCGTGCAAATTTAGGCCGTCCCTTGCCGTGGGGATCGCCTGGCACTTCAAATGTCACCACTTAACAATTTCCATGCTGTTGCGGCACAGAGGGGTACTTGTCCGTTTCCAATGGCTTTAAGTCTGTCCACCCGACAGGCCATCCCATTCGCATTTCCGAATGCATCGGGTGAGGGTAAGTCAACCCGTGTTTTAGCTTTACATAGTCCCGCCATTGATCGAATCTTAGTTTTCCATTGTCTTGGCGAGCGGCTGTTGTCCCTCCCTTCCAATCGGTTGCCAGCACAGTTGGCAACAATCCAGATTCGTTGTCGCCTATGGTCAAATCCGGCAAAGTTAGCTCCCAGCACTCCCCACCTTGCATCAAACCCCATTGCGGCCAAGTCTCCGAGAACTTGTCCAAGTCCCCGAGAAGTGAGCATTGGTGAGTTTTCCACAAAGACATGCTGGGGTCGTACTTCACAAATGACGCGAGCCATTTCTGCCCACATTCCTGATCGTTCTCCGTCAAGTCCGTCGCCTGTACCAGCGGCACTGACGTCTTGGCAAGGAAAGCCGCCCGATACGATTTGAGCAATTCCTCGCCACGGCTTACCGTCAAAGGTGCGTATGTCATCCCAAACTGGGAAAGGCGGGAGAAGGCCGTCATTTTGTCGGGCGCACAGAACGCTAGCTGGGTATTGCTCCCACTCAACGGCGCAGACTGTTCGCCATCCAAGGAGGTGTCCTCCAAGTATTCCTCCACCAGCGCCTGCGAAAAGAGCCAACTCATTCATGTCGCCTTTGTCTGTTCATTTCGTCACGCAATTCATCAAACGCCGACTGACCACGAATCCGCGCTATGTCGTATGACACCTTGCGCCACCACAAATGGGCTGCGTTTGCCCCCAACTCCCTGGCCTTCTGCCTGTGGCGCTTGATCCACTCCCTCGCCTCGCATTGCAGCATGTGGCTCATCAATGTCCCCTGTTAACTCCAGTGCCTGATTAATGATGTGCAATGGGTAGCGTTTACCCTCACGGGCCTTGTCCAAAATTTGTGTGGCTGTGAAATAGTTCATTTAAACCAATCCGGTTGCGTGACTTGTAGCTGGTAAAGCCTGCCATTGGGTAGCTTCTTCCAGTGAGTCACAGCCGCCCTAGACACCCCCAGCAGCCGCGCCAGCTTTGCCTTGCTGCCAGCCTTGGCAATGGCAGTTTGCAGCGTTGCCTGTTGTTGTTCAGTGATTAATTGCATTCCGTAGATTGTATAGATTTCTAAGCAATGTGCAATAGGCGCTACCTATGAAAAAAGCCAAGTTGATAAAAATATATTTGGCAAAAGACTAGACAGTTGTTAATTTATCTATACAATCCATAGCAATCCCACTACTTCGGTGGGTCTTTTTGGAGCAACTTAGATGATTTACATTGCCGACATCCGGAACATTCTTAACTGCACTATTGAGCAAGCGCAGGCTGTGTTTAATGTTATGTGCGCCAACGGGTTTGACTTTAGCAAGTCTTCAAAACCCAAATTTAAAAAAGAAGTGATTGCAATCTCTAAGGAGTTAGCATGAACATCCATTTCGACGAAATTATTGACGGATTTCGTTTTACTGGTTTAGCCGACTTAGAGCCTGCCGAACCAGAAACTTTTACAGAGCAAGGCTGGCCGACCATCGTGACAGTCTTTACCTTGCATGTTGATGGGTCATACAAAGACTTTATAGACATCATCAACCCATCAATCATCCAGCAGATTGAAAAGTCTATTGCGGAGGACAGATGAAAAACCTAGCCCTTGATCTTTTACTTGCCACAGCCATTGGCGTTGGCCTTGCCCTTTCTCTTATCACTTGGTGGACAACATGAAAATTAAACTTACAGCGCACATTCACTACAGAAAATACCCGTGGGAGGGTCAAGGTGAGTATCAACTATTTTATGCGCGTCTTGAAGACGAAGACTCTTTGACCTATGTTTGTGAACAAGAGGTAGAAATTGAAGTGCCAGATGACCATGACCCCCGCGCCCAGCAAATTGCCGCGCTAGAAAAGAAAAAGTTAGAAATCATGGCCCATTACCAAAAGTCAGTTACTGACATTAACGACCGAATTAGCAAATTACAAGCACTGGAGTGGACAACATGAAAAACATTGCAACAGCTTTAGTACAGGCTCAAAAAGCCTTTGCACCAGCCTTGAAAAACGCCGTAAACCCTCATTTCCGCAGCAAGTATGTTGACCTTGCATCATGCGTGGAATCGGTTGTAGGGTCTTTGAATGAAAATGGAATATTTCTATTTCAGACAACAACAGAGCATCCAGACGGGGTGATTTGTGAGACTAGCTTTTTGCATGAATCGGGTGAGCGTTTAGATTGCGGCAAATTATTTTTCCCCGCACCTAAGCACGATCCCCAAGGCTTCATGTCGTGTTTGACTTACATTCGCAGAGCGTCTTTGATGGCCGCTACAGGGCAAGCACCAGCCTCAGAAGATGATGACGGCAACAGTGCCACCCGCCAGTATCAAGTTATCAAAACAGTAGACGGGCTGACAGACCACCTTAGCGCCATCAATGCAGCCGCTGATGAGCCGCAGCTAATCAAGGCTTTTAAGGAAGGCTACGCCGCCTGCAAGGGTGATGAAGCCTGGCAGAACACTATCATTAAGGCTAAAGATGCCATGAAAAAGAAATTGGGAGCAGTCTAATGGAACAGCGCACACCCGAATGGTTTGCTGCCCGTCTGGGCAAAGTGACCGCCAGCCGCATTAACGACATTGTGGCAAAAACACAGTCTGGTTACTCAGCCAGCCGAGCCAACTACATGGCCTTGCTGATCTGCGAAAAGTTGACCGGCGCTGCTGCTGAGTCGTACAGTAACGCATCCATGCAGCATGGCACTGATACAGAGCCAGCAGCCTTGTCTGCGTATGAGGCCGCTAAAGGCGTTTTGGTGCAAGCTGAAGGCTTTGTAACCCACCCGTCAATCGAGCAGTCTGGTGCGTCTCCTGATGGCTTGGTGGGCGACTCTGGCTTGATTGAGATTAAGTGTCCTAACACCGCCACCCATTTAGACACATTGCTTGGCAAAAAGATGCCTACAAAGCACCGCGCCCAGGTGCAATGGCAGATGGCTTGCACTGGACGGCATTGGTGCGACTTTGTTAGCTTTGACCCGCGCCTGCCAGAACGACTGCAAGTGTTTATTGTGCGTGAGGTTTACGACCCTGCGTATGTGGCAGGGCTAGAAGCTGAGGTAGTTAAATTTCTTGGTGAGATGGACAGCAAAATTAAGGAACTTGAAAAATTATGAAATACGACATTAAATTTGCCGCCCGTGAATACGAAATGCAAGGCGAGAAAAAGACATTTTGGACTACGCACGGCACTTTGTGGATTGACGGAGATAGGATTAAGATAAAAATGGAAAGTCAACCCGTGAGCAAAAACTTTGAAGGCTGGTTTCATTGCTTTGAACAGCGCCCATTTGATCCAGACACATACGTTGCCCCGCCTGCCGCCCGTCCGGTTAAGGCATCCAGCGGGTTTGATGACATGCCGGACGATATACCTTTTAATTAGAACGGGTCTATAATGGTTGCTCCAAAGTCACTGGGGTTCAACATGATTCGTTCTAAAGAGTGTTTTAAGTGCAAAGCCGTCAAGCCGTTGGAGAAGTTTTACAAGCACCCCCAAATGCCTGACGGCCATGTCAACAAATGCAAGGAGTGCAACAAAAATGATGTCACAGCCAATAGAAATAAAAATCTACAAAAAATCCGTGTTTATGATCGTGAAAGAGCAAAAATGCCCGAAAGAGCAAAGGCAGCTCAAGCCATTTTACAAGCATGGAGACAAGCTGACATTCGCCGTACCAGAGCACATAACTCAGTTGCCAGAGCCGTTAGGAAAGGGACTCTTGTCCGTTGCCCGTGTGTTCAATGTGGAGAGGTTAAATCTCTGGCTCATCATGAAGATTACGACAAGCCTCTGGATGTTGTTTGGCTTTGCCAGCCATGCCACAAGACCCGTCATAAAGAGTTAATTCTTGGGGCAGCGCTGTGCTTCCCGCAGTTGCCTGGCGCGTAAGTCCCCTCTTTTTTTAAGGTACATCATGGATTACAAAGACGCATTTAAAAAGATTTTCACCATGCCAGATTTCCCACGGGTGCGTACCAGTGACCCCGCCACATCCCACCAGGCGGTTA